TCAATGAGTTCTGATGCTTCACGCTTGGTGGCGGGCACTGCGCCTTCCCAATTCTTTGCCCGTAACATCGCCAGTTGTTTCGATGTGGGTCCGTCACTGTTGGTGGATGTTGTCGGGCCCGACGCTGACAGTTCGCCACCTTGGCGGTAAACCTTGACCACTTCCTCAAGCGACGCCCGTTTCTTACCGCCCTGATACTGATAGTTCGCTAGCGCGCGACCGACTGCGGATGTTTCACAGTTCTCTAACGCGCTGGTCTTGTTGACCATGGATGAGCCGCGCACCTCTTCAGCGAACCCTGAGGTGGTCGGGACAGTGTCGGCGATGTCGGCGTACAGTTCTGCTTTCATCACGATTCGAGTTCCGTCGTCCACGATCAGTTCGGTGACGATGCGTCCGCGTGGGCAGTCCTTCCAAAACAAGGGAAGTCGTTCGTCTACTGATGCGTAGTCGGCTGGATTGAAACTCATGTCGGGTCCTTTTCTTGTATTTTTACGAGGTTCTGATAATGCTCACGCTTGTAGCACTTGAAGCAATACACCGCCCAAGTAGACGGCGAATAGTGGAAGATGTTTGGGCCTTCAATCCATGTTTGGCACCCGGTACAAGTCCCGCGGATCGGCTTACCTGCCATCAATCCGACCGCCTGACGCGACCACGCACAAACGGGGCTTCACGAATGTCCCAACACTTAGGACATAACGCTTTAGAGCCACCGTTAGACAGGGCAAGGAATACGCGTTTGACTTGGGTTGTCGTTTGGCAGTCCTCACAAACCAGCGGTTCAGTCATTGGTGACACCTGCACCGTCCACAGGATCGTTCAGTAACTGGTAGAACGAATCTAGGTCGGGCAAGTTTGGGAGGCGTTTGTAGAGCGTGTCCGCTAGTTCCATTGAGCAGGACCGCCAACGATTGCGCGACGCTTGCATCAATTGGAAACGCAAGGTCCATTCGTCAACGTATGTTTGCAACATCTCTTTTTCGGTTCGTAGGAACGCGACGGTGCGTTCCATTTCTCGAATCTCTGCAATAGCGGCTTCGGGTTCCATCGGGGCTCCTATTTGATTTGTCGGTATTTGCCGTCACGGTACACCAGCGGTGTGGCTGGGATCGTGTCGGATTGTAGTTGACGGCGTTCTTTCCATGTAAGACCCCCCCATATGCCGTAGCACTCCAACTGTGTTGTCGAATACTTGAGGGATTCGGCGAGACATTCTGGACGGACTACACAGGTCGCACAGACTGCTTTGGCTTCAGCAATTCGGGTTTTGGAGAATCGTTCGCCCGGTTCAAATATGAACAAGGTCAGTTCCATGCCTTTGCAGGCCGCGTGATCCCACCAGCGATCTAGCACAGTCGCCAAGGTTTCCATCCACAACCTCCACCCTCAGCGATGTCGGAATAAAGCAGGTAAGCAAAACGCAGGTTCAGGGTCGGGTCGCTCATTGATTCTTCCATGGGCATATCAAACAGTTGTTCAACATAGGCGCGATGGATTTGGTTGATTTGGGCGACACCGTGATCGTGGCCGTTAAACGATGGGTGCGTATAACTGACATTGAGACAGCGGGTTTCTTTCCAGAGTAGACGACCTAACTTTTCGAGTGTCTCAGGGTTGTTGGGCCAGCCGACCGAAATCGCGGTCGGGAACCATTCAGAGCATTTGTACTCGGATGCTTCAGGAATGACGGTCGTTGACGGTGCGGTCGTTGTTGTGGTAGTAGTCGTTGTTTCTGTAAGAGCCTCAGCGCGGTCCTCAAGTTGTTGGGGTGTCAACATCCCGAGCGTGATGGTTGAGGGCACAGGGACGGTTTCAAGGGGTTCTGCGTTGCCTTGGACGCCAGTGATCGCCCATAAAGCACACAGGGCGTAGGTAGTGATGCTGATAATTGCTAGTCGTTTAAGATTCATTTGGTCTCCGATGTCAAGAATTCAAGGGTTAAGGCGATGCGGTGACGCGCTAACGCGACTGCACCTTTGGCTAAATCTGTTTCAAGTTCGGTCAGTATTTCAGTAAGTAGTCGACTGCTGACATTTGGTTTGAATGGTTCAATTTCTGAATCTCCTACAAATTCAGGAAGAATGTAAATCTGTGAACGGCCGCGACGGTCCTTCAAACGGCACACAATGCCTTCGCGATGAAGATTAGATAGAACGCCACTAATTGAACCGTGATGAAGTCCAAAAAGGGTGCCTAGTTCGTTCCATGTTGCGCCTTTTTCGCGTAGATCAGCGAGAGCGATTAGAACGGCCCGTTGCCGTTTAGATGTTGTTCCGTCGCTGTCTTGGCGTTCGGCGCGTTCTTTACTGGTCGTTGATCCTGACCAGCCCGAAGTGCCTGCGTAAGGCAAGATCGGTTCTACGATCTCTTCGGGAACGTCAAAAAGGGATGGTTGCATTGCTTTCCTCCTGCGGTCGGGGTCCACCTATTGGGGGACGCACTTGGTTGCCAGTCATTTGACCGACTCCCAAGCCGATTGTCAAGGACCTAGCCGAAAATCTTAAGGAAAGCCTTTTCCACCAATTCAGCGGAGTCAGCCATTTTGGGTGAAATTTCTAGGTGCGTCCAATCGGCCATGGGGGTTCCTGCATTGCGTTGTGGGGTCCACGCCTTGAACGCATCGCGGTCGCATCGGTAACCGCCGCCGAATTTGGTGAGGTTCGGGATCGGGCAACCTACGCCGTCGTAGCAGTGGATCTCTTCTATGCCGAGAATGTCGCGGTGGGTAAAGAGGAATTCGACCATGGCTTTGCGTGCGTCTGCGTTTTGTTTGGCGGTGCCTTTGCCTTTGAGGTCTACGGCGCGCCATGTTGCGTGAACGCTCAGATTGGCTGATCCGCGCATTGGTCGGTTGGCGTAGATGCCTAACGATTTCATTCCGAAAAGGTATTCCATGAATTCGACGAACCGTTTCGTGCCGGGTCGTTCTGTGGGATGGTTGCCGTCGGTGTTGCCTGTGTACGGTCTAGATGTCATCTTTTTGGTCCTTATCTTTGAGGCCGTTACTGGCAAGGATTCCTGATAGTGCGCCAGTGAGAAAAAGCATCATGGGTGACAGCAGTGCCCACGCTGATTCGTCGTTCGGTGAAACGTCTATTGGCTGGACGACGAATAGCAGTCCGTAGAGCAGAGCCGCGGTTGATCCTAGGAACGCGACCGCTAGAGAGATGCCGACGGTGAGAATTAGTCGGGCTTTGATTTCGCTGTTGCTTAGTCGTTTCATGGGTTGCACCTTGGGGCTGTTGGTCGCTCAACGCAAGTGTCACGAGTTCTATCGTTACAACTAGTGATTACAAAAGTCATCGCAATGATGAGGGCGGCGGCCACAATCAGTGTTTTCATGGTGTATCTGGGAAGTCTGCTTCAGGGCCTGCGGTCCATGTGGCTGGGAAGTCTCGCAATGTTTGGCGGTATGTCGCCCATGCTTGACGGTCTACTGGTGCGTCAGCGACTTGTGTCCAGTCCGATTCTTTGAGTAGGCGGTCACGGTGCAAACGCATACGTTCGGTCAGGTGTTCGTCGGGGATTGTTTCGTCGTCGAATGGTGTGGTCAAGTTGATAGTCATAATCATGCCGCCTCGTAGCAAAAGTTGATCCGAATAAAGTCGCCAGCCGCCCACACAAAAGTAGTTGATTGGATTGAGCCAGCCAAAGAAGCACCGCCTGTACCCACCCCAAGTAAACGGGTGGTGGTATCAGTTGCCAGCGAATTTTGAATAGTGGCAAAAGTACTTACATCTATTGCGTGAGCGTTTCCCACATTTGTTCCAGAAGCCAAAGCGGTAAGAGGTAACGAGTAAAAGTAGAAGCCTAAGCCAGCATTTATTCCAACACCGTTGAATGTAAATGCTGCTTGACCGACAACAATTTTGTTGATACGGGCGTATCTGCCCGAAGCAATACCTGTCGAACCAAGGTTGGGGTTAGTTGTCGAGGCGGTGAGTGTAGGCGTGTATGTCTCCCACACGGCCCCGATGGTGTTAAGCGTCGCCGCTGTCAACACCTGCCCACTAGTTGTCCCTGCTGTCCACTGTGTAGCCATAATGTTTTCTCCTTTACCAACCGAGACGGCTGGTATCCAAAATACCTAAAGTTGATGAGTTAAGTGTGAAAAACTGATAGTACGTCAACGGCGACAAGTACACCGTAAAAGTTGTTTGTTCAGGTGTGGCACTAACGTTGTAACCCTCAACAATCACCGAAACTGTTGTATCTGACCCTGCACCCGGCACACGGTAAGTTAAAGAGTTCTGATATTTCAAAGTAATGTTTTCCAAAAAGGTTGAAAAGTTAACTGTGCTCAACGATTGT